TGTCACTCGGAAGCGCAATTACCGGGTTGTCTGGTGCCGCTGCAATCATCACCCCGCTGGCGGGCGCGGCAGCATTGTTGTACTCGCCGACGCTGAATGATGGCGAAGACGAAATAATCGAAAAAATCAGGGAAAAGCAGGGGCTTCCACCTCGTAAGGGAATTTCGGAGGACGGCTCGCCCACCTTTGAAGGTCAGACGCCAAAGCAGGCTGCCCGCGAACGCGCGATGGCTGATGCCTGGCGCAAGAGCCAGGACGTCGACAAGGACCAATCGAACTTCGTCTCTGATTTCTTCGAGAACATGGGGTGGACGAAGGAGCAGGCAGCCGGCATCACGGCAAACCTTGCCGCCGAAAGCAACTTTGACCCCAAGGCAAAAGGCGACTGGGGGATCGCCGGACCGGAAGCGCGAGGAGTGGCTCAGTGGCACAGGGATCGACAGGATGAGTTTGAAAAGTGGGCAGGATTCAACATTCGCGACGATCGCGCAGACTTGGTCAAGCAGCTGGAGTTTGTGCACCACGAACTGACCGAGGGCGCCGAAAAGAAGGCCGGAAATCTGCTCCGAGCCACCAACAACGCCGAAGACGCCGGCGCTGTAGTGTCGCGCTACTACGAGCGGCCTAAGGAAACCGAGCGGGAAGCGGCGACGCGCGGGCAAATGGCAGCCCAGTTGAGCCAAACCACCCACATCACCGTCCACGGCGCGACCGACCCGAACGCCACCGCGACAGCCGTCAGCGGCGCACAGACTCGGGTGAACCAGGAAATCACTCGGAATATGAACTCGGCGGTGAATTGATATGCCCAATTTTGCTGGTTTCATTACCATCGACCCCAAGCGTTCGATTGGCAGCATCGTTGCCCACGTCACTATTGAAGAAGTGGGCACCGATGAACTGCAGATCACGGAGCACCCGGTAGAACTCGGCGCGAATATCACAGACCACGCCTTCAAGAAGCCAGCGGAGCTGATCGTCCGGTGCGGCTGGAGCAATGCCAGTCTCGCCGGCGTGGTTTCTGGTGTGAAAGGGCTAATCACTGCCCTGCAGGGCGGCGACGCATTTGGCTCTGACTACGTTTCAGGGATCTACAACCAGCTCCTGGCATTGCAGGAATCGCGAATTCCTTTCGACGTGACCACCGGAAAGCGCCTCTACACCAACATGCTGATGCGTAGCCTGGGCGTCACCACCGATGAGAAAAGCGAATACACGCTGATGGTGACCGCTGTTTTCAAGCAGGTCCTCATTGTCCTGACGCAGGCTACAACGCTGCCGCCGCGCGACGATCAAGCCGAGCCTGAGTCAACCGCTGAAACGACCGATGCGGGGGTCAAGCAGGCAGTGGTCGGAGTTCCCGCACCGGGCGGATGGCAACCACCAGACGGATAACCCATGGCCAACTTTGAAATTCCGCTGAGCCCAAGCCCGCAGACCTTCACTATATCGCTGTCTGGCACCGACTACCGATTAACCGTGCAGTGGCGGAACGCTGAGGGCGCCGGCTGGATACTCGACATCGCTGATAGCGGCGGGAGCCCGATCATTGAGGGTATACCACTGGTGACCGGCGTGAACCTTCTTGAGCAGTACGACTACCTAGGTTTCACCGGGGTGCTCTGGGTTCAAACCACTGCGGATCCCGACGCTGTGCCGACCTTCGACAATCTCGGTATCGGCTCGCACCTTTACTGGTTCACGGAGTGATCAATGAGCGTTCCTCAATACCTCCGGCAGATCAGCCTAAAGGTTGGTGATGCGGATGACGCGCTCGACCTTTCGGAGATGCGAATTCGATTCGCAGTAAGGCGTGGCGACTTCAAAACCCCAAACTCTGCTGATCTGCGCATCTACAACCTTGCAGAAGCGACAATCCAGAGGATCGAAAAGGAGTTTACCCGGATCGTCCTGCAGGCTGGGTACGCGGGAAACTTCGGAATAATTTTCGACGGAACCATCAAGCAGGTTCGGAGGGGAAGAGAAAGCCAGACGGATACCTACATAGACATCACCGCGGCAGATGGCGACAGCGCTTACAACTTCGCCGTCATGAATGTGACTCTGGCAGCCGGCTCAACGGCGAATGAACACCTTGAACTTGCTCTCCAGTCCATGGCGTCAAGGGGTATATCGATTGGCGAGACCCCGGCCCTGTCGATCAACAAGCTGCCCCGCGGTAAAGTTTTCTACGGCATGACCCGGGACTTTCTCGACATATTGGGTAAAACCCAAAATGTGAGTTGGAGCATTCAGGATGGAAAGCTGACCTTAATTCCGAACAATGCCTATCTGCCAGGTGAGGCCGTTGTGGTTACTTCGGCTACGGGCATGGTTGGGCTTCCTGAGCAAACCCAGAATGGAATCAACGTCAGGACTCTGCTCAACCCAGGCATCCGCATCGGTAAGCAGCTTAAAATCGACAACAGCAGCATCCAACGCTATCGGTTCGGATTGGGTGTTACTGCCGGAACGTCCAACAGCTTCGTCGCTCAGCAAGCAAAAATTTCGGATGACGGATTCTACAAGGCTTTCGTGGTCGATCACTACGGTGATAACCGAGGGAACGACTGGTACACGGACACGATTTGTCTGGCGATCGATGCTACCGTGCCGCTTGGGCTTTTGCCACAAACAGGCGGCGTGGGGCCGGTAGGTCCTGTTAAGCCCTACGGTTAGTTGCACATGCCTACAGCTTTCGCGTATCGAGACCCCTGATTTGGTGAGTCGGTAACGATCGCAGAAGTGCCATTCAGTCTGGCCGAAACGTAAGCGTTTGGTGGGGCGTAGGAATGGCTGCCATCCTGTCGGACAATGATAAACGAACCGTCCAATCGATTTCCCCAGCAGCCTTTAAGCTCTAAAGCCGGACCCGCGCCGCTCTTGAATGAGTAGGCACGTAGGTCCTTGGCATGAGCCAGTGGAAGCTCACAGGCTCGCTCTCGATACAGAACTTCCTGAGCCGCGCCGATCTGGAATTGATCTCCAACGCACTGATGCCCTTTGGCTGTCTGGACATAGACTGTTTCTGCGCTGGCCAGTGCTGGCGCAAGCAGGGCGCCTATCAATAAAAACTTTCTCATGGTGACTCTCCATGGATGCACGCGAGCGGATGAACGACCCGATTGTAGCAATGTCGGTCGCGCTTGGTGGCTGGCAGTCGAAGCTGCAGACAGCTAGCCCCGGGATTATTGAATCGTTTGATCGTGATGCTATGACTTGCAGCGTTCAGCCCGCGATAAAAGGACAGATTCGCGATGAAACTGGGGCTGTTCAAGATGTTGATTTACCAATGTTGGTTGACTGCCCTGTGCAGTTTCCGTCAGGTGGCGGTTGCACGCTGACCTTCCCCGTAAAAAAAGGTGACGAATGCCTGGTGGTGTTCTCGTCCCGTTGCATAGATTCGTGGTGGCAGTCAGGCGGAGTCCAAGCACAAGCGGATCTGCGCATGCACGACATGTCAGATGGGTTCGCTCTGCTGGGCTTCCGCTCGCAGCCACGGGTGATCGGAAATATCAGCAGCACCGCGGCACAGCTGCGCACGGATGACGGCGCAGCATTCGTCGAGGTCGACTCGAGTACGCACGCTATCAACGCAACAACCAGCGGCGCCGCGACAGTTAGCGCCCAGGGCAACATCACCATGAGCGCGCCACTGGTGACAATCAATGGCGATGTGAAGGTAAACGGCCGAGTCGATACGACTGGTGACGTGAAGGCCGGAACCATCAGCCTGATGACCCATAGAACCAGCGGGGTTACCGCTGGCGGCGGAACGAGCGGAGTGCCGGTGCCATGAGATACAGAAAGCTCGATGCCAATGGCGATTACACCTTTGGACACCAGCAGGCCGACTTCCTACGTGACTCCCCGGAAGCGGTAGCCCAGGCCATCGGCACCAGGCTGAAGCTCGATCAGGGCGAATGGTTTCTGGACAAAACAGAAGGGATGCCGTGGAAGACGGAAGTTCTGGGCGAGCGGACCATCGCCACTCGTGATTCCGCCGTTCAGAAGCGAATCCTTGGCACACAAGGGGTCGTCCAGCTCGATAGCTATAACAGCGGCTTCGATCCGGATACGCGCAAGTTCACACCAACAGCCGAAGTCACCACGGTCTACGGCCAGACGATTATCAACGGGACTTCCTAAATGGCCTCTCCAACCGCACCGACTATTACCGCAACCGGGATCACGGCTCCGACTTATGCCGAGATCCTCGATTACCTGAAGGCGAAGTATCGATCGATCTACGGAGATGACGTTTACCTTGAGGCTGATTCGCAGGACGGCCAATTTCTGGCGGTACAGGCATTGGCCATCGGTGACGCCAACGCCGCCACGATTGCCGCCTATCTCTCGTTTTCGCCGGCGACTGCACAGAACGCTGCGCTCTCCAGCAATGTTAAGATCAACGGTATCGCCCGCGCCGTGGCGACCAACTCTCAGTCCGACCTGACGATCATCGGACAGGCCGGCACCACCATCACGAATGGTTTTGCCGAGGATGTAAACGGAAACAAGTGGGCGCTCCCTGCTTCAGTGGTTATTCCTCCGTCGGGTGAGGTCGTCGAGACTGCGACTTGCGTGACAGTAGGCGCGATCACCGCAACCGCTGGGCAAATCAACAAAATCTCAACAGTTACCAGGGGCTGGCAAAGCGTCACGAATCTTTCGGATGCAGCACCTGGAGCGCCGGTAGAAACCGACCCAAAGCTTCGCGCAAAGCAGAAGACATCGACTGCCCTTCCCTCAAGAACTGTTCTTGAGGGAACGATTGGTGCTGTCGCTAACGTTACAGGCGTTACTAGGTACTCGGCAGTCGATAACGACACGAAAGTAACAGACTCAAATGGAATACCAGGAAATAGCCTGGCCATGGTTGTCGAGGGTGGTGACGCGAATGAGATCGCATCAGCAATAGCGGCAAAAAAAGGCCCTGGCGGCGGAACCTTTGGTACTACCTCAATTTCCACCACCAACGTTTACGGCATGCCTGTCACCATAAAGTTCTTCCGGCCAACCAACCAACCAATTACGGCTGCAGCCTCATTAAAGGCACTATCCGGTTACACCACGGCAATTGGCGCGGCGCTTCAACAGGCCGTGTCAGATTATGTAAATCAGGTGGCAATAGGCGGTGGTCCAAGCGGAACCGTGGAATGGGCTGATGCCCTGACTGCCGCAAATAGTATCCCTGGCAGCGCAACGTTCAAGCTTACGGCCTTGACCATATCTGGTCCTGGCGGGCCAGGCGCTCCAGATGTACCGCTTGCATTTAACCAGGCCGCCTCATGTACACCGGCTTCCGTTGTCCTTACGGTGACCTGATATGGCAAACATCAAGGATTACACCGGGAAAATCACCAGCGAGCACTCCGACAAACCGAAGTACATGGCGATGGTTGAGGCTATATCGCAGTGTTTTTTAGACGCAAATATTGTTGCCAGTAGCCTTCCATCGATATTCGATTTAGATGATGCGGTGGGTGTGCAGCTCGATGATATCGGCCTATGGGTCGGCATATCTAGGAATGTTAGAACTCCGCTCACAGGCGTGTACTTCTCTCTTGACGTCGACGGGCTAGGGTTTGACCAGGGTGTATGGCAAGGTCCATTCGATCCTGATAGCGGTGTAACTAGACTGGACGACGACACGTATCGACTGCTGCTCAGGGCAAGGATCGGTGCAAATCGCTGGGACGGAACAATGGTGCAGTCTAAGGAAATCTTGGACCTGGTGTTTGCTGATGGAACCCTTGCTTTCATCCAAGACAACCAAGATATGACCATGACCGTCTGCGTTGCCGGAACCTCTCCATCTGCTCTCGAGCTAGCGCTACTTACTGGCGGGTACATCCCCATCAAGCCTCAAAGCGTTGGCGTTGATTACTACATCGTTTCAACAGAAGAGGGTCCTCTCTTCGGGTTTGACTCAACCAACCAATACATCTCCGGCTTCGACCAAGGAAGCTGGGGAAAAATCTACTAAAAAATCGGAGTATCTATGCCAACGAATGACTTTTTGCCGTTCGGCTCTGCCGTGGGTGCTAATGTCTTGTCCCAGGCGGACTATGCAGAACTTACAGCAAGGTCAAATGGATTCTCCGCTGGTACGGCCGCATCAATCCAGCTAAATAAAGTATGGCGTCAGGCCTCAATCATGGCGGCAATGATCGGCCAGTTTATTGTCGATAATAATGGAACGGACGCAATCGACGATGGGACAATCACAACCTTGCTTAATAGCTTTAAGCAGGGGCTCAATAAGGCCGGCGTGACTGCTCCGCAGTTTGATAACACAACAAAACTTGCGACTACTGAGTTTGTTAGGAGCTCACTTGGAAGCATGGCAGGCGTTAGGGTTTTAAGCGCTGGCGTCAGCCTAACTGCTGCAGATGTTGGGCATGTGGTAGTCGCAAATATTGCCTCTGGAGGGGTAATAAATCTGCCTGCCTTCTCAAGCCTTTATGCCGGAGCAAGATTCTACATCCAATGCGGCGCTAGCTCTGGGGCTATCACTGTAAATGCTCCAGCAGGAATGTCATTTGGCGCTCCAAATGCCAGCGGAAACCCGACATCTATAACTGTGCGCCCTGGCGTTGCTCAAGATTTCATTTATATTTCCAGCTCAACCATTTTGGTGACAAATGGCGCTGGTATTGCGCAGCTTGGAACAAGTGGGTACGAGCTATCCGCAAATGGAAAGATTTTGCAATGGGTTCGGGTTAGCTCGACAGGGGTAACGCCAAATGTATTTCAGACAATAACACTGCCGATCGCAGCTCCAAATGGTGTTCTATGTGCTTTTGGATCTAACTGCTCGGTTTCTCAATCTGATACATTTTCCGTTAATGTCATAGAGAACACCAACAGCACGATCAGGATCTCTTGGTCTGCAACAAACGGTGGCGCTGCCGGCGCTAGGATTTTTATTGTTTGCAACTAATTGGGTGAATCATGTTTTATTCAGAAAGTACTGGCGGTTTTTATGACAATGAAATTCATGCTGGGAAAATTCCTGACGATGCAGTCTCTCTTAGCAAGGATGAATATGATGGCCTAATGTCGGGTCAGTGCTCGGGCCTGGAAATTTACTTCGACAAAGAATCTGGAAAGCCAGCGCTTCGGGTTCGGCCAGAGCCAACTCGAGAAGAACTGGTCGCCTCAGAGAAAATCTGGAGGGGAGACGCACTGCTGGAGACGGATAGCTTTGTGGCGCGACACCGGGATGAGGTAGAGGGTGGCGAGAAAACAACGCTTACTGATTCGCAGTACCAGGAACTTCAGCGATACCGCAAAAACCTGAGAAACTGGCCAGATATGCCTGAGTTTCCAGATGTCGATCGCCGCCCAAAAGGACCTGTGTGGCTGACACAGTGACCTTCGCGATGTGCTATCAAAGGTGGACGTAAAGCATTACCCTTGTCGCTCAATCGAAAAGGCATGGGTTACATGGGTTCTACAGTGCATCACGCCACCTCTGATTCTTATATCTCAGCGCTCGACTCCCTTCGCGCTTACGCTGTAATTATTGTCGCGATAAGTCACTGGATACCAACAGGCTTCTCTTACAATATCGGGCATGCTGGCGTCAGTTTATTCTTTGTGTTAAGCGGTTTTGTTAATGGCTTGAGCTGGAGAAGGCCAGGTGGTGGCAATTACTTCAGCTTCATCTGGCGAAGGATTGCAAGAATATGGCCTGCATATTTTCTGGTGGTCTTTCTATCAGTGTTCTTTTTCTTTGATATGTATGAGGTATCTCCGATTTGGAATATTTTATTCCTTTCAGATGTTGCATCTATCATACATAGATCTCCGTTGTTTCCGGCTCACTTGTGGTCACTAGGCGTTGAACAGCAATTCTACTTTATTTTTCCTATTATCGCCGCAATAGCATGGAGGGTTAGATCAAAGTATATTGCGTTCATTGTATTGCTGTTGTGGATTTTTGTGAGGTTGCTGCTTGGATATTTTTCTGATGAAAATATTCAGTTGATAAGGTATTCAGTTGTAAGCTCAATTGATCTTTTTTTGGCTGGTTTGTTTGCATCGAGATTGCTTGCTGTTAGCGACAGATCATCTATGTTGTTTTCATATTTCGCCGGGGTTGTTGGCTTTTTGATTATTGCAAGCTGTTTTATGGGTTCTAGGTTTAGCGTGCTTTATGCTGCAAATACAGGTATTGCGCTGATAGGTATTTGTTTTATTTATTCTGCTGTTAATGGATCTAGAGCGCTTTCGTTGGTTACTGACTTTAAATGCCTTAAGTATCTCGGAAGGATTAGTTATGGGTTTTATCTTTATCATTTTCTAATTGGTATCGCGCTTTACCCTATGGTTCAAGATTATGGAATTTTGGCGTATTTTTTATGTTCCTTTGTGTTAACTTTAATTGCGTCCTCCATTAGTTTTCATTTTTTTGAGTCTCCTGCTAAAAATTATCTTGTAAACGCTTATAAGCGCTCAACTAAGAGTGTCGAAACCTCATAAGGATTTAATCAGTAGCTATCGGCCCGCCTCGAGCGGGCTTTTTTTCGCCTGGAGAAAAGTGATGACGGTAAACGAGAAAGACCGCGACATCCTCGCGCGCACGCTGTGGGGCGAGGCCCGCGGGGAAGGGCTGGCCGGCCAGATTGCCGTGGCCTGGACCATCCGCAACCGCGTAAACGATGGCCGGACCAAGTCCTGGTGGGGAGAAGGCTATGCCGGAGTGTGCCAGGCGCCGTACCAGTTCAGCTGCTGGAACAAGAACGACCCGAACTACCCGTTCCTAAGCGGCGCCAAGCCGATCCCGTCCGGCCAGTTCGCCCAGGCCCAGCGTGCGACTGATCAGGTGATCGCCGGTACCGTGCCCGATCCCACCGGCGGCGCCACGCACTACTACGCGACCACCATGCCCAAGGCCCCAGCCTGGGCTGCGAAGGCCAAGCAAACGGTGCGTATCGGGCAGCACGTATTCTTCAAGGACGTGCCGTAATGACTCCGGCGCAGAAGTTGCTCGGCACCCTGATGCTGGCTGCCCTGCTGATCGCCGCCGGTACCGGCCTGGGGGCCTGGCTCGCCG